ACACAAGGAACAAATGCAACTCTGTTACCAGATTCAACTACAATCAATAGAGTTGATGATGTTAGAATATTAAATCCAGGTTTTGAATATTCTTCTGATCCTACATTAAAACCAGAAGCTTTTATTTCTCCAGTCATATCAATAATTAATTCAAATACAATTTCAGATATAGAAGTTATAAGTGGTGGAAAAAATTATGCAACAACACCAGATCTAGTGATCATAAACCCAGTTACTGGTCTGGAGGATGAGACTGGATTCATAAAATCAGATCCTCTTGTAGCAAGTTCAATTGATAGTGTGGCAATTGTTGTGCCTCCAAAAGGATTACAATCAATTACTCATCAAATATTTTCTGTTAATAATAGTAATGGTTCCACAGTTAGTAGATTAGAATATAATTCATCAGTTGGAATCGTAACTTGCACATTAGTTACTCCAGTATTGGGATTTGTAACACCACCATTTTCTGTTGGAGATAAAATATTTGTTGAAGGTCTTCAAAAAGAGGTATATTCTGGTGTTTCAGAAGGAACTGGATTTAATTCTCCAGATAATGGATACAATTTTTATGAAGTTACTAATGTAGATAATAGTAATCCAGCAACAATTTCTTTTGATTTATCATCGGTGACTACTAATCCTGGTGTTGCTAAAACATTGCAAAATTCTTTTGGTACAATTATTAATAAAAATGATTATCCAGAATTTAAAGTAACACAAAATATATCTAAATTTAGTGTTGGTGAAAAATTATTAGCATTAGTAGGTGATGTTTATACTTCAACTAACTTAAAAGTTTCTGAATCTACCAATGAATTTATAAAAATTGAAGAGGAAATTCCTGGTTCATTTAACTTAATAACTAGTCAAATAATAAAAGGTTTTAATAGTGGAAATATAGGAACTATAAATGCAATTTCAAAAAATAGTGGTATTTTTGAGATTAATTATTCATTAAGACAAGATCAAGGTTGGACTAATGATATTGGTAAATTAAATCAAGATTATCAAGTAACTCCAGATAATGATTATTATCAAAACTTATCATATAGTGTAAAAAGTTCAATAACATATGAAGATCTAATTAATCCTGTTAATAGATTACTTCATACAACAGGATTAAAGAATTTTGCTGATGTAGGAATAACTTCTATAACTAATGCAGGTATAACAACATCTTCATTCTTAGATACTATAGCTCTTGATTTTATAGATCAAAAAAGAGTTGATACGATCAATAATTTTGATATGGCAATTGATATTGATGTTGTAGATAATAAATCCAAATTTATCAAATTACAAAATACAAAATTATCACCTTATATTGAATGTAGAACCAATAGAGTTCTTGAAATAGATAATATTAGTAGTTTATTTTCAAACACAGCACAATCTTTATTACAATTTTTAGATTTATCAATTAATACAAGATATGCAACTTTCTTAGTTCAAGTAAAAAATCCAAATAACAATAATACTCAATTAAGTGATTTAGTTTTATATAAAGATGTCGATGATGTTTTTATTGCAGAAAAAGCAAGAATTCACACAACACCTTCTAATTTGGGTGAATTGGAAGGTCAAATAGATGGAGCTGGAAATATTAGTTTAAAATTTACACCTGATGATTTTGAAAATAATGATTATGATTTAAAAATATTAAAAACTTCATTCAATACTCAATTAACTGGTATAGGAACTCAGTCAATCGGGTTTGTAAATTTATCTGGAATTAATACTACAGTATCTACCGCAACAACCTCTGTAATCATATCATCTAATGTAGTTAATACTGACGCATTTTTTGCATCAGTAGAAGTAAATGATCTTGCCACACAACAAGTAAATTTTGTTGATTATTATGTTACACATGATGGAACAAATACATTCTTCTCAGAATTTTATTCTGATTCAGAACAAAATACAACATCCAATTTTATAGGTACATTTCTATCCGAAATAGAATCTGGAATATTATCTTTAAAATTTGAAAATGATGCTCCGAATGAAGTTTTAGTTAGATCAAGAATAATAGGAATAGGTACTACATCTGTGGGTGTAGGAACTCATAGATTTAAACTTTCAGGTCAATTAGATGGAACAGAAAAAACGTGTAAATTTGAATCTAATTTCTCAAATGTATCAACATCCTCTACAATAACAACTTTTTTAAATAATCAAATATCATCTTTCAAGAGTTTCGTAAGAGTATCAAGTGGATCTACTAGTGCTCTACATCAAATTGTTGTTGCACATGATTCTACTAATTCTTATCACACTCAATATCCATTTGTATCAATTGGAAGCACTTCGGGCATAGGAACATTCTCTTCTACATTAGTTGGGAATGATTTAAATTTAAATTTTCATCCTGATGTATTGTATTCTGGTGGAACAAATAATGTTCAAGTTCAAGTATTCAGTGAAGCATTTTATTCAGAAACCGATTTACTTAACATACCACCTGATTTACAATACGGAACAGTAACCGAATCATTATCATTTGCACAATTTGATTCAATAAACGGAAATAGATCTAACAAAACTAGTTTTAATTTACAATCAAATCAGAAACCAATATTTCAAAAACAATTTAATCCAGCTGATGCATCTACCTTAGATCCTGTTACAGGCATCTTTACAATCGAAGATCATTTCTTTGAAACTGGTGAAAGATTAATTTACAATCCAGGTTCCACATTTTTAGGAATTAATTTATCTGGTATTGCAACTGCCAGTGGAACTTTAGGGTCGGAAGTATATGCAGTAAAAATTAGTAAAGATCAATTCAAAATTTCAAAATCTAGATCTGATGCCACTATAGGTGTGTCGGTAACATTTACTAGTGTTGGTACAGGAAATGCTCATGAATTTGAAATGTTTAAAAAGAATGAAAAGGCACTTTTATCTGTTGATGGTATAATTCAATCTCCAATAGCATTTACACCAATTACAACTACTCTTGAATATGCAATTACAAATAGTGCAACGACATTTAGTGTAACTGGATTATCATCTATTACTTCAGATGATATCATTAAAGTTGATGATGAGTTTATGAAAATAACCAATGTTGGTTTTGGAACTACTTCAGTGGGACCAATATCTGAAACAGGTTCTGTAAAATTATTAAATGTTGAAAGAGGGTCTATAGGATCCGCATCTACAAGTCATAGTGCAGGTGCAACAAGTAGATTATTTTCTGGTGGTTATAATATTACTGATAGTACAATTCATTTTAGTGAACCTCCAAAAGGAACTAATAGTGCTCAAAAAACACAATCAAACTTAGATTCTATTAGATCAACTTTTAATGGAAGAGTATATTTAAGACAAGATTATAGTACAAATACAATATTTGATGACATATCAGATGATTTTACTGGTATAGGTCAAACTTTCCCCGTAAAAGTTGGAGGAGCAAGCACTTCTGGTATCACTACAGGTAGCACAATGCTACTTTTGAATGGAATATTCCAAACACCCTCAACATTTAATAATTTGGGAAACAATTATGAATTTACAGAAGTAGGTGGTGCAAGTAATGTAGTATTTACAGGAATTACATCATCAAATAACTCTAAAATTATAAGTGATGTTGATGTAAATCAAAACCAGTTACCAAGAGGTGGTGTAATAGTATCACTTGGATCAACTGGTGGATTAGGTGTTGCAAACTTAGCACCAGCAAAAGTTAAAGCAACTACAAATGGAAGTGGATCAATTGTAGGAATTGTTGGTATTGCAACCACTGGTGGTGCATTTGGAATAAGCACAGCAAAATACAATCATTTAACAGGTCAACTTCAAGTTACAACTTCAAGTAATCATGGATTTAGAAATATTAATGAGTTTGTAAGATTAGATGGTATGGTATTTAATCCATCATTTACGATACCAAATGATAGAGATTTTAGTGTAACTGGAATTTTATCAGCAACTACATTTACAACTGACATAGGTGTAGACTCACAAGCACGTACATATGTTGGTTCAGGAACTGCATTTGAGTATTTGGCAGATTTGACATTTGGGTCTGGATATCGTAACCCCGTTTCTGTTGCTGTTACAGATTTATCTGGAAATGGAGCAAGTGCAGATATTACAGCAGAGGTTGTCTCTAATACACACGTATTTGTAAGTGCAACAACTAATTCTGTTTCAGTTACTGGAGGTTCTCCTCTCACTCCTACAGGTGCTACATACGATCCAGCAACAGGAAATTTAGTTATTACAAAAGCATCTCATGGATTAACAACAAGTGATACAGTTGGTCTTGCAACTAATTCATTCATATTCAGATGTGCTCAAGATAACTTCTCAACTGATCATGCTTATCCTCGATCTGGTCCCACACCAAGTTCATCTGGAGGAGATCCTGCACATAATGCAACTCTAGCAATTATTTCAAAAACAACAAATACCTTTACAGTTAATGTAGGTATTACAAATACTGGTACAGGTGGTGCCCTCAAATTTAATATTAATAATGCAGGTACTGGTTACACTCAACCCCAAATTCAAGTTTCTTCACCATCTTATAGTAACCTTCCAATTACTGGTGTATCACGAAGGGGTATTGGAGCAACAACTGATACTGGAACAGGTGTTACATTAACGATAGGGGTTGGAGCAGCAGATACTACAGTTGGTCTAGGATCTACTTCATATGAAGTTACTAGTTTTGAATTAGAAAGCGCTGGATATAATTTTAAAGTTGGAGATGTTTTCAAACCTGTTGGATTAGTCACTGATAGATTTTTAAATACTTCTCAATTAATAGATGATTTTGAATTAACAGTTTTAGAGGTGTTCAGAGACCAGTACTCATCTTGGAATTTTGGTCAGTTTGATTATATTGACTCTATAAAAGATTTGCAGGATGGAGTTAGAACTAGATTCCCACTTATTTACAATTCAGAGCTATTAAGTTTTGAAACTGATGAAAATAACCCAGATTCTTCGTTAATCAATTTAGATACATTATTGCTAATATTTGTCAATGGAGTAATACAAGATCCAGGTAATTCCTACACATTTGATGGTGGTACAACATTTTTATTCACACAACCTCCCGATTCAGATGATATTATAGATATATTCTTTTATAAAGGCACAGAGGGAGTTGATGCTGTTCAGGTGGCAGCTGGATCATCTATATCACCAACAATTAAAGTAGGTGATGAAGTTCAGTTAGGTAACAATAATTTACTATTTGACGAAACTCAATCAGTCAGATCAGTTTTTGCAATTGCTGCCTCAGATGAATTAGAAACAAATTTATATACTCAACAAGGTGTAAATGAAAACGTATTTAAACCTTTAAATTGGACAAAACAAAAAATTGACAAGAAGGTAAATGGTGAAATTGTATTTAAAACAAGAGACTCTATTGAATCTCAAGTATATCCAACTGCTAAAATTATTGGTGATTTAACAACAACTGGTGATGAGTTATTTGTAGACAATGCTAAGTTCTTTAGTTATGAAGATGATTTTTCTGCTTTAAATGTATCTGGAATTGGTGGTTTGATTGTAAATTCAACAGATATTGTGGGATCTGCATTTACTGCAGTTGTATCTGCTGCTGGAACAATTTCCTCATTATCAATAACTAATCCAGGTAGAGGTTATGTTGGATCTGCGTTTACTATATCAATATCTCCTCCAGTTAATATTGGTGTAGGTGTTGGAACAACTGCTACAGCCACCGCAACTATTACAAATGGAGTGGTTACTGGAACAACTATAGTAAATCCAGGTTTTGGTTATACCACTACTTCAGTTCCACCAGTTTTAGCACCAACTCCAAAAGTGATTAAAGAAAGTATTACTAGTATACCAACTATAAGAGGTTTTGATGGTGCTATCACTGGAATAGCAGTGACTGGTGGTATATCACACCCTACAGCATTGCAATTTACATTTGATGCTGATTTGACAGACAATCCTGGATCTATATTAAGTCATCTTGCAGTTGGATATCCTATTTTTGTATACAACACTCAAGTTGGTCATGGTGTTACATCAGTAAGTAGTAGTGATTCACTCGTAGTTGGCATAGGAACTACCTGTGTTGATAATGTTTATAAAATAAATGCTTATAATTCAACTAATAAGACATTTACATGCAACATAATGAGTGGAGTAAATACAACTGGTATAGATACTTCTGGAACAACAATTGGTAGTTTCTCTTGGGGAAGAATATCTGGGTTTACAAGAGGTGTAAATCCTGTATCAATTGGAATAACTGGATTGACTATTGATTCAGGTTTAACAACCTTTCCATCTATTCAAAGACGAAATTATGGACTTAGAAGCACTGGTTCATTAAGAAAGGATCTTGGGTAGTATAAATATAGAAAAAAGCTAATGATATGGCGGCAATTGTAACAGATCAATTTAGAATTTTAAATGCAAATAATTTTGTAGAGACCATAGATAACTCTGCAAACTCTTATTATGTTGTGGTTGGTCTTGCAAACCCAACACTTGCAGTTGGATTTGGTAGAACTACTGCGTGGGATACAAATACACCTAATCCAGTAGATAATATCAATTATATTAACCACACTGGAGATGTTCAAATATTTGGTAAAAAGGTAACAAGTGCGAATGTAAGAAGACTAATAACAAGAAGAAATTGGACACAAGGAACCAGATATGAAATGTATCGACATGATTATAGTGTTGCTAGTCCATCTCCAGTAACAAATTCAACAAGATTATACGCATCAAGTTATTATGTAATGAATAAAAATTTTGATGTATATATTTGTCTTGATAATGGATCTTCAGGAATAAGCACTACAGGAAACGCATCGCAGGATGAACCATTGTTTACTGATTTAGAACCAACTAGAGCAGGTGAAAGTGGTGATGGTTATATTTGGAAGTATTTGTTTACTGTCCCACCAAGTGATATTATTAAATTTGATTCTACTGAATATATCTCTGTTCCTGGTGACTGGCCAACTTCAACAACAACTCAAATACAATCTGTAAGAGAGAATGGTGATTCAACAATAAACAATAATCAAATTAAAAAAGTCTATGTTGATAAACAGGGTTTTGGATATACTCAAAATATAGTTGGTCGAGAGGTAGACATTATTGGTGATGGTACAGGTGCTAAAGTTGTTATCGATACTGATAGTAATGGAAAAATTATTAAAACTAATGTTTCTTCTGGTGGTCAAGCATATACTTATGGAATGGTAGATTTAGGACCATTAGGTAATAGTGGTGTATCTGCTGGAAATAAAGCAAAATTAATTCCTATTATACCTCCATCTAGAGGTCATGGTTTTGATTTGTATAAGGAACTGGGAACTGATAAATTATTAGTTTATGCGAGATTTGATGATTCAACAAAGGATTTTCCAACTGATACTAAGTTTTCTCAAATAAGTATTGTAAAAAATCCAACATCAATAGGATCAACACAGACATTTACTGCTAATGATTTTTCATCAGTAAATGCTATAAAAGTAGTTTCTCCTTCTGGATCACCAACTATAGGTGAAAAAATTCAACAACAAGTAACTGGTGGAGTTGCTGAAGGTTACATTGTTTCATATGATACTGATACAAGTGTAATTAAATATTATCAAGACCGATCTTTATACTTCAATCAGACATCAGGAGATCAAACTGATTATGTTGGTGTTACAACTGAGGCAAAAGTTTTATCTTTTGAGTCCTCAGCTGATAGTATAACTGCACCTACAAGTGGATTTACAGCTACAGTAGATCAAAACTTTACTGGTGTAAGCACAAATCCTACTGGTAACAAAGTAATTTCATTAGGAGTTAACTTCACAAATGGTCTTGCTTCTCCTGAGATAAATAAAGGATCAGGGGATATTATTTACTTAGATAATCGTCCATTGATAACTAGAAACTCTAGACAAAAAGAAGACATTAAAATCATCTTGGAATTTTAAAAAATGCCACAAAAAACGAATTTAAATATAAGTCCTTATTACGATGATTTTGATAAGGAAGATCAATTTTACAGAGTTCTGTTTAAACCAGGATTCCCTGTCCAAGCAAGAGAGTTAACAACTTTACAATCTTCTTTACAAAATCAAATTGAATCATTTGGTAGTCACATCTTTAAAGATGGGTCTATGGTAATACCTGGTAATATTAATTATGATAATCATTATTATTCAGTAAAAATAAACAATGAACATTTAGGTATACCAGTTTCACTATACTTAGAGCAACTAGTTGGTTTAACTTTAAGAGGACAATCATCAGGTATTACATTAAAAATTGATAGTTACGAATTAGCTGGTTCTAGTACAGAAATAAATGATCTAACGATTTTTGTTCAATATGTTAAATCTGGGGATAATAATGAGATATCATTTTTAGATGATGGGGAAATATTAATAACTGAAGAATCTTTCATATATGGAAATACTGCAGTAAATGAAGGAGAAACTGTTATAACACTTGTAGATGAAAGTGCTTCTGCAATCGGATCAGCAGTTGGTATACAATCTGGCACATATTTTATTAGAGGATCATTCGTTGATGTTTCAACTGATAAAATAGTTTTAGACCCATATACTAATGTATCATCATATCGAGTTGGTTTAAACATAAATGAGGAATTAGTAACTGCAAAGGATGATGATTCTTTATATGATAATGCACGAGGATTTTCTAATTATGCTGCACCAGGTGCTGATAGATTAAAAATAACCACAACTCTTGGTAAAAAAAGTTTAACTGATTTTAATGATACCAATTTTATTGAATTATTAAGAATACAAGATGGTGAATTAAAAATATTAGTTACAAAAACACAATATTCTTTAATAAGAGACTATTTTGCATCAAGAACATTTGACGAATCTGGACATTATTCTGTAAATCCTTTTAGAATACAAGTTGAAAATTCTCTTAATGATGGTATTGCTAATGATGGTTTATATAAATCTAACGAAACAACAGAAGAGGGAAACACTCCGTCTGATGACTTAATGTGTATTAAAGTATCAGCTGGAAAGGCATATGTAAAAGGATATGACATAGATCTTGGTGGGACTCAAGTTCTTGATATTGAAAAACCAAGAGATAAAAGAGAGGTTTCATCTGCTTTAGTTCCATATCAAATGGGAACTATATTAAAAGTTAATAATATATTTGGTGTACCAGTTCCAAATATAAGAGGAAATTCAACAACTGCTCTTAGTCTTCAACTTTATAGTGAAAGAACAGGTTCAAATACTGCTGGTTCAGGTGAATTTATTGGTAGAGCTAGAGTATATTCATTTAATGTTACTGATGCATCTTATGTGAACGATTCTACTCAGTGGGATCTACATGTATTTGATATGCAGATTTTCACTAGATTAACTTTAAATAAATCTGTTACAAATACTGAACTTCCTCAAGGATCTTTTGTTAGAGGAGTAAGTAGTGGTGCTTATGGATATTCTGATGCTGCTGGTGGAGATGCATTAACCATTAATTTAAGTGACATAACTGGTAAATTTATTCAAGGTGAACAAATTGTAATTAATGAAGATCCTCAAATTTCAAGATCAATTGGTATAGTTAAAAATTTTGGAATTCAAGATGTAAAATCAGTTTATCAAGATGCTAGTTCTGCAAGTGGATATACTGCTGATTTTGTAGGAGATGTTGTATTAGATAAAAAAATTGCTCCAAGTTTTAGTGTTTCAGATCAATTAAACATTAATGCTGCTGGTATAGCAACATGTGCAGGTAGAAGTTTTTCGGGTATTAAAACAGACACAATAGTTAGATATCAATTACCAGGTGAAACAATAGAAAGATTTAATAGAATAATAAGTGTAGCTAATGATGGATTATCAATCACTCTTGCATCAGTTCCAACTATATCTGGAGTATGTAATGGTGCTTTACCAACTGGTGCTTCAGTATCACCAACATTTAAGTTAGGATTTCCTAACATAAAATTAGAAGAAAATAAAGGTTTATTTTCACCTATTGGTAACTCTGATATATCAGATGTAAATTTATCTAATTCTAATTTAGTTGTTGGAGTTAATATTACTGGAGAATCAACAGATGGTTCTGGTGTGATGACTTTTGATCTTAGTGCTAGTGGTATTTCAAGTGCATTTTATGAAAGTTTTGATGAAGAAAGATATTCCGTTCACTATAGTGATGGATCTATAGAAGATTTAACATCAGATCAATTTGTATTGGGGAATAATGGACAATCTGTAACAATTAATGGTCTAACTGCAAGTCAAAGTAATGTTGTTGTAAGTACAACTCTCAAAAAACAAGCAATAAAAAGTAAACAGAAAAATTATATAAGGAGTCAAAAATTAGCAATTGAAACAACTGCGGTTGGTATCAATACTGCATTAACAGGAATGCCAAAGGGGACTAGTTATGGTTTAAGAGTTGAAGATAGAGAAATATCATTAAATTATCCAGATGTTGTTAAAGTTGTTGGTGTTTTTGAATCTATAGACTCTGATGCACCTCTATTAGATAAATTAACATTCCCATCTGGACTCGGTTTAGACACGAATGCTATTCTTGGTGAAAAAATTACTGGATCAAGTAGTGATGCTATAGCTCAAATAACATCTATAATTTCTTCTACTCAGGTAGAAATCGCATATTTAAACTCTGATGTATTCACAACAGGTGAAGTAGTTAATTTTAATGAATCTAATATATCAACAACATTACAATTAATTACTGCAGGTAATGCTTTAAATGTTACTAATATATTTAAATTAGATAAAGGACAAAGAGATCAATTCTATGATTATTCGAGATTAGTAAGAAAACAAAATTTTTCTCCCCCAAGTAGAAAACTTTTAGTAATATTTGATCGTTATGATGTTCCATCAAATGATACTGGTGATTTTTATACAGTTGAATCATATGATGAAGAAAGATTTTCATACGATATTCCAAATATTGGTGGACAAAGTATTAGATCTTCAGATGTAATAGATTTTAGACCAAGAGTAACATCTCCATATACTGGATCAATATCACCATTTATTTTTCAAAGTAGAGATTTTAATACCACTATAAACCCAGAATTTATAACAACTCCTAATGAGAGTTCTATTTTAGGTTATAATTATTATTTACCTAGAATTGATAAAATAATATTGGATCAACAAGGTTTTTTATCGATAATAAAGGGAGAGTCAAATGTAGATCCTAAACCACCAATTCATTCTAAGGATTCTATGCAGATCGCATCAGTATCTTTACCTGCATATCTTTATAATCCAAATGATGCAGAAGTGAATATTATTGATAACACAAGATATACAATGAGAGATATTGGTGGGTTAGAGGATAGAATTGAAAATTTAGAAGTTACAACATCATTAAGTTTACTTGAACTTGATACAAAAACATTACAAGTACAAGATCCTGATGGACTTTCAAGATTTAAAAGTGGTTTCTTTGTAGATGATTTTAAAAATACAGATTTAGTAGACTCAAGTGATCCAGATTGTAGAATAACAGTTGATTCTGATGCAAAGGAATTACTAGCACCAGTTGATTTTTGGTCAATTCCTGTTGAAGTTGCTTTAGATACAACAGTAAATATAGATACTGCTGACTTTTCAGAAGATCTTCCTTTATTAGATCCTAATTGCAGAAAAACTGGTGAGACTATTACTTTAGATTATGAAGAAGTTACATTCTTAGATCAACCTCTTGCATCAAGAGTTGAGAATGTTAACCCATTTAATATGATTCAATTTAATGGACTTATACAATTAAAACCTTTTTCAGATTCATGGGTGAGAACAGTAAAAGTAGATGGTGGTACAATAACAAGAACTGGTAATCAAAATAGAACCTTTACAAGAACAGAAGTTATTAGTGTAGATATTGATTCATATATAAGATCAAGAAATGTTACATTTGATGCACATAGTCTTAAACCACAAACTAGAGTATATCCATTTTTTGATAGCACTAGTGGAATAGATATTATTCCAAAGTTAGTTCAAATTGAAATGGTAAATGGAATTTTTGAAGTTGGTGAAACTGTAGATGTATTTGATCCTAAAGGTAAAATTACTGCATCTTTCAGAATAACTAGACCAGACCATAAAGGGGGTTCAATTAACAAACCAAAAGAAACTTATAAAGCTAATCCATATGACACAAGTATCACTTTTGGTAAAAAATATTCAGCATCATCTGATGTGTTAAATGTAGATATACGTTCTTTATCAGATGAAGCACAAGGTAAGTATTTTGGATATATTAAAAAGAATAAATCTGTTATTCTTGGTAGAAGTAGTGGAGCACAAGCAAAAGTAACTGCTTTAAAACTTGTAACTGATGTTTATGGAGATGTATTAGGATCATTCTTCTTTAGAAATCCATTGCGTGATCCACCACCACCTTTAAGATTTAAAACAGGAGTTAGCACATTTAAGTTGACTTCAAGTAAAAATAATAAAGAAAATTTACCAGGTAGTGTTACTATAAGTGATGGTGAAACAACTTATGAAACTGATGGTTTAGTTGAAACTATAAGAAAAACTAAAATCATTGAAACAATGCCACCTCCTCCTCCACCTAGACCAAGAAGGAGAAGAAGGAGAAGAAGACCAGCTAGAAGAGGTGGATGCGATCCATTAGCACAATCATTCACAGTTGATGAAACTGGAATGCATCTTACATCAGTTGATTTATTCTTTGGAACTAAAGATCCCGAAGAAAAATTAATTGTTGAAGTTAGAACTATGGAATTAGGAACTCCAACAAATATGTTGGTTGATGATTTTTCACAAGTTTTTGTTAATCCTGATGATATAAAAGTATCTGATGATGCTTCGGTTCCAACTCGTGTAACATTCCCTTCCCCTATTCATTTAGATCCAAATAGAGAATATGCACTTGTATTGATAGCTCCTACTACAAATAATTATGAAGCATGGGTTGCTCGTATGGGTGAAAAAACAGTTAATACACAGAGTTTACCTGATGCAGAATCTGTTCTTGTCACTAAACAATACATAGGTGGAAGTTTATTCAAATCACAAAATGGAACTATCTGGACGGCTAGTCAATTTGAAGATATGAAAGTAACTCTTTATAAGGCTAAATTCTCAACCACACCAGGTTCTGTATTCTTATACAATCCTAAACTTGATGCTGGTTCTGATGTCATATCTAGATTATCAATTAATGCTATTAAAACATTACCTAGAAAATTAAAAGTTGGAATTGTCACCACTACTGCCACAGATATTGTGGCAAATTTAGGTTTTGGTGTGCAAGTCAGTGATGAAACATCTACTGGTGCAATTCAAGGTTACATTGAACAAACAGGTGGACCAATAAAAGATGATAATAGTAATACTGGACTGACTATTACTGCAGGTGGAAGTGGATATGCAAATGGAACTTATAATAATGTTCCACTATTTGCAATAACTGGAAGAGGTACAGGTGCAACTGGTATAGTTACAGTAACTAACAATGCGGTTTCTGCAATTAAGTTAACAGGTAACACTGGTGGATCTGGATATGTAGTTGGTGATCTTCTTGGAATTACTACAAGCAATGTGACAAAAGGTGTTAATGCAACAATTACTGTTTCAGAATTAAATGGAAGAAGTACATTGTATTTGAATAATGTACAAGGTGAAGAATTCACAACTGGAAGACCTCTCGTTGTTTACAATGGTTCAAATACCATTTCATATGCAAATACTACAATTACATCATCTGCAATATATGATGAAAAATATGCAGGAAATGTTATTGAAGTTGCTCATTATAATCATGGAATGCATTCTGATAATAACTTGTTTACAATTCAGGATGTTGAACCTAACACATCTCCGATTGAATTAACAGACTTTTTAGATGTAGATGATCAAGTTGTATCTGTTGCAAGTACAACTTCTTTTGCAACATATAATGGAATTTCAACTTCTCAAGGTTATCTTAAAGTTAATGGTGAAGTCATATTTTATAGTAGTATTGGTACTAATCAACTTGGTATTGGAACAAGAGGTGTTGATAATACTATAGTTAGAACACATGATGTTGGTTCTATTTCACGTAAGTATGAATTAAATGGATTTGATCTTAGAAAGATAAACACAGATCTTTCTACATCAGACACTACAGCATTATCACAAGCAAAAACTATTGATTCTTATTATATTAATTTGGATAGAGGTATAGCAACTGGTGATGATCAAACTAGTTTTACTAACGAACAAAATTTAGGTGGTGACAATATTCATGCAACACAAAATTATCAGTTTGATTCTGTGATTCCTGATTTACATACCTTTACTCCAAGTACAAATACGAAACTAACTTCACAAATTAGAACGGTTACTGGTACAAGTGCAGGTGGAAATGAAGTTTCATTTATTGATAAAGGTTTTGAACCTGTAGTAGTATACGAATCAAATAGACTTGATTCTCCAAGAATAGTTTGTTCCAGAAGAAATGAAATCTCTAAATTACCAAATTTACCAAAGAGAAGATCATTTACATTAGCATTTAGACTTGAAACTACTGATCCTAATTTATCACCAACGGTCAATTTAAATGATCCACAGGTTATTTTAGAAAGAACTAGACTTAATAAACCAATTGAAGATTATGCAAAAGATGGTAGATCTAATGAACCAACTGGTGATCCTCATGCAGGGGTTTACATAAGTAATCGTATTGATCTTAAAAATCCAGCAACTTCTTTAAAAGTTTTTGTTGCTGCTTATAGACATCCTTCAGCTGATTTCAGACTTCTATATCAATTAATTAGAGAGGATGGCACTGAAACTGAGTTATCATATGAACTATTTCCTGGTTTTGATAATTTAAAAGATACTGATGGAGATAATTTTGGAGATCAAATTATTGATTCTGCAAAAAATAGTGGAAGACCTGATGCATTTGTTTCCCCAAGTAAGTTAAATGAATTTAGAGACTATCAATTCAGCATTGATAATTTAGATGAATTTACTGGATTTAGATTTAAATTAGTGATGAGTGGAACAAATGAGGCATTTGCACCTAGATTCAAAGACTTTAGAGCGATTGCACTAGCATGATACCAGTCGAAGGACACAAAAATTTATATCGAGATGAAAAATCTGGGGCTATTATAAACACTGATAGTCACGGATTTTCTCAATATAAAAAATCAAAAAATTTAAAATTAACTCAAAAACAAGAGATTGATAAAATTAAAGATGATATTGAAGAGATTAAATATTTACTTAAACAAATAGCATCAAAATAGACGGGTTACTGGAAATATAAATATATCTAGAATCCTGATATTGTTTTTAAATGGCAGTTTACGTAAGTAATCTAACTGTTAACACTGGAACTACATTTTCTCAAATTTTCACATTGGAAAGTGCAGATACAAATTCTGCTACAGATTTGACTGGTTTTTCAGCAACTGCACAGATGCGAAAGCATCCTGGTGCTAGTTCGGCAACTGATTTTTCAGCACAAATAATTAATGCGACTGGTGGAAAAATAAGAGTTGGTCTTACAACAACTCAAACTGCAGCGTTGAAACCTGGTAGATTCATGTATGATGTTCTTATCACAGATACATCTGGTGAAGTAACAAGAGTTTTAGAAGGTGCAGTTTTAGTTAGAGAAGGAGTTACAAGGTAATGGCAGAAATTAAAGTAAGAGTCGGTCAGAAGAATGCTGTTAAGGTTACATCCTCATTGGCAGGAAATGCAGCAGGAACTATTGGTGAACTAAGTGATGTGAGTGCCAGTAATCCACAGAATGGTATGGTTTTGGTATATAACAGCACTACTCAACAGTGGACTGGAACTTTGGAGTTAACTCCAGGTGCAACACAGAATTTGGACATAAACGGAGGTAGCTTCTAGTGGCAAGTATTATAAGAGTAAA